ACAGATACATCAACAAACTTAGGAGATATTTTAGACAGATCAGGTGCTTACATGTCAGGATCATGGCATGATACTAGGCACTTCTTTCACTCTATGGAGAATACATATAGAGGTTCTTCAAACTATACTAATGCAATGTCAATGTCAACTGAGACTGGTGTAGCACATCAATCACAGTGGAACATGACGGTGAACAGAGGTTCAATGGGATCTCACCAAGATCATGTGTTTGCAGGTGGATACTCTTACCTATATGGTGGTGGTAACTCAAGAACTGACGTGTTCAACTTGAAGACTGAAACTATGAGAACCTCAGGTTTCCCACCAAACTATGATGATGGTGGCGATGACCCTACTTGGGGTGGACATGGTAGACTCTATGGTTGGGTCAAGAGAGGTGGTACTAGAAGAGGTCAGTTCTTCAAGACTGAATCTTGGGTATCATGGGAACATGGGCCAGGTGGTGATGGTTGGAAAAAGATTCTTCCTACTATGTTAGGACATATGTACGTTGGTACAGGAAACAACAACCAGAACGGAAACCAGAAGTGTAGTGACCTTACTGGTATTCAAGTCAGAGGTCTTAACTTCGGTAACATGGGTGAGGAAAACTTTGAAATGGGTATGAGAAAAGGTTATTGCTTGGGTAACTATAATGGTGCACAGAACAATAACACATTCAAAGTGAACTATAATAGTGATAGTTACAACAACTTAGGTGGTAGTTCACCACCAACAGGACATGGTGGCATGTCTTCCGCACACTGCTCTTCTTCCAGTTCTGTATCTGGACAGGGCAACTACGACTACGGTACTAACATCCCTAACTACTAATGAGCAGCACAAACTTAAATGACATCATCGTAATTGATGTTGAGAAATTCCCAAAGGTGGGCGAGTGGGGTATCCAAGTTGGTACTCACCTAGGTCTAGAGGTATATCATCTTGCAGATGAGTTTTACAAATATATCCCACAGAACATCACATATCTTAGATTCCCTAGTAAAGAAGGAGTCTTAGGAGGAAAGTACTGGGGAGAAATCAGACATGAAAAATCAGCATATGGTGTAAACGAGGAAGGAACTACAAATAAAGAGAAAGAAGTTATTGCAGATACTACATTCTCCGAGTATGTTGTACCCTTTATGAAAAAGGTTATGACTATGAGTGTACAGGAGATCTTTGAGCATAGACTCAACGTCCTTAAGACTGACTTCTCTACACTTGAACAAGAAACATGGACAGATCAGTTATGTGAGGCAACCGCATATATTGCTGATAATGACTTCGAGACAAAACTTATACATAAGTTAGCAGAGGTCAGGGACTTGACAACTTTGCAGTTTGCAACTAAAATAGTTGACAAACAGTCTGAGTTCTCAACTAAACTCTATGACCTAGCAGTCGCTGAACAAAAGATGATCCATATTATTACTGGATGTACTAATGTTCGTGAACTGAATGTTGTTTTAGAAGATTATTTCTCTGAAGCAATGTCTAATAAACAATGTCTTGAATATGGCAGATGCACAACCAATGAAGAAACAGGAAACATCGAACGAAAAGAACCTTTCGACTACTCAGGCGGAATCAAGTTCTGATTATGGCGACTATAGAGTCGCAGATGTATTAAAAGAACTTGAAGATATTGACCCTTGGCATACAGACCAAACTTCCGAGAAGTTAATGGCATGGTCTGAGCAACAACACTTTGGTCAGACCGAGTTCCAAAACAAGTATTACGTTGTTAACAGTCAGGTCACACCTTACAGGCAGATCAGACAGGCAATGATGGAGATCCAAGGTAGGACTAACTCTCTATCTAAAAGTACTATTCAACTCAAGCGATGTATGAATGACATTGCTAGGGTTAAACATGACATGAATGACCCGCTAAGGGATGAGTTTGAGAAACAAGATAAGCAATATGAACTAGAGTTGTTGTATCTTGACAGGCAGATCTGGATTAACAAGATCAAGCAATGTAAAGAAGAACTCGATGGTCTCTTTAATATCATTAAGGAGAAAGCAGGAACTGAAGATCCTGTAGAGATCACAAACATTCTAGAGGACAAAGCACTAGAGGAAGTTGAAGAGCATAAGTACTGGATTGCTCGTATGGGTAAACAGTCTGCTATTGACTTATTGACTACTGGTAGAGTTCAAGCAGGTAACTTGGAATCTATCTTACAAATGAACCCAGAAGATCAGGCAGCATGTCTAGATCTCGCAATGACTTATTCTACTGCTGTTAATCGCTCAGTGGGCGGTATCAAGGCAGCAGCAGAAGATAGAGTCGATAAAATGATGGAAGGTAAACCACCTCAACTATTTGATACAGCAGGAGTTCTCTCTGATTATGCACACAACAACCTCCAAGAACGTCTTCAGTCTTCCGATAAACCCGAAACTGAGTCCTGAGTTTCTTGATGAGGAGTTTATTCCATTCCTGTTACGCAACGGACATGTAATATACGACTTATACTTTACAACACGAATGCCCCCATTCATGCAAGATGCTATGGGGGATGTTTTTCGTACCAATGCTGATGCTCAGGGGTCAGCACAGAACGCATTATATGTGTCGGAAAAGACTGGTATTCCTTTATCAGCAACCTTTAATAATATATGGGTTAGACCAGATCAGAGAAACTTAGATGAGTTCATCAAGAACTTTAAGTTTCTATATGACAATGGTGTGAGGTGTGCAACGATACCTCATACATCATGGATCATGACTGGACAAATCCAGAAAGAGTTTCCAGAACTAGAGATTAAGAATACGATCTTACGAGAGGTAACTAAACCTAATGAGATTGTATCGCTTGCGAGTGCAGGTTTTCATTATATAAACCTTGACAGGGATGTAATGAGAGATAGAGATCTGTTGCTACGCATCATGGACGCAAAGAAATATTGTGAAGAAAAGGGTAATCCAATCAAACTATCATTGCTTGCAAATGAGCATTGTTGGGGTGGTTGCCCTATCATGCCAGAGCATTATCAGTACAACAGTACAAGAACAGGAAGCGAACCTCAGTATTTTAATAGTCAGATCAGTCGTGTCTCATGTCAACGATGGGATGCATATGATGCTGCACATGAACTGAAAGCAGCAAACATTCCACCTTGGAAGAAGGACTGGCAAGAGTTCTTGGATCTTGGCATTGATGTATTCAAGTTGCATGGTAGAGAAGATGCTATGAGACTGAAAGAATCAATGGATCTCATTGAAAGATGGCAAGATCCTTTGAGTCCTCTGATGTTCCCTCACTTTGAGGAGTACATGGAAGATGTGGACATGCCTGATGCCCCTATAAATATCTGGCGAGAGAAGATCAAAACGTGTCGATTTGATTGTTGGGATTGCAACTATTGCGAATCTGTGCTAGACTCTCGATTAAAGAAGCAAAAACGTGAAATGAATCCACTCGTAGATCACGCTATCCGAGCGATTGACGGTGCTGTTGATAACAATTCAAACTTTGATCCCAAAGGTTATAACGTACTCGGTCTTTCATCTAATAAGGTAAGACACTTACTTAACAACCTATGCAATGAGCGTGGGACAGTATATGTTGATGCAGGTGCATACATGGGTAGCACAGTATTTGCTGCACTCATGGGTAATAGTGCTGTCAAAGCATATGCCATTGATGACTTCCAAGATGAAATCATCAAACCTAAACGTAAAGACTTACATAAAGATTACGCAGACATCACAAATCCTGTTGATGAGTTCATCAAGAATGCTGAGAAATGGATGAACACAGATTGCTCTATTGGTTTCTCTGTTAAACCTATTCAAGCAGTAGAGTTCAATCCTCAGTATCCCCCTCGTGTAGTATTCTATGATGCTGCTGTAGATAAGGACATGGTTCCTAATCTAGAACACATTCATAAGTATGCTGATAAGGATTATATCCTCGTAGTTGATGATGCAAACTTCGATGGAGTGATTGATAAGATCAAAGAGTTCACCAAAGATAAGAACGTGATCTGGGATAGAACTATTCTGACTGAAACCTCAGAAGATGCTAACGATTTTTGGAACGGTGTTTATATTTGTGTCATTGAAAAATGATTACAGTAAAAGATAATTATCTACCAGAAGAAGAGTTTACACATCTGTATAAGATGATGATGAGTTACAATGTACTCTGGGAGTCATCTAAGATTGTTGATGACACACCTGAGAATGTGAATCGTAACATGCAGATGGTACATTTCTTTTATGATAGACATGCACCTGTTGACAAAACTATTGAGATTCTTTACCCAGTCTTGCAAAAAGTGCAACCTTGTGCTATGATCAAATGCAAAGCAAATCTTGTCATGGGGACTGATCGTCTCGTTGAACATGGTATGCACATCGATGTACTAGATGCAGAAGATCGTCCTTATATCAAAACAAGTATACTCTACATGAACACATGTGATGGTTACACAGCATTTGAGGATGGTACTAAGGTAGAGTCTGTTGCTAACAGGTTTGTAACCTTTCCAAATGGTTTAAGACACACAGGTACATCAACTACAAACGCATCCTTTCGGATGGTAATCAACTTTAACTATGTTTAAAAAACTACTTGATCGTTACTTCAAACTACTAAAGAAGATCGATGAGAGACACTATTGGCCTCTGTTTATCTTCTTATCATGTTATTTCGTGATCCCATATAGTGAGTTTGTTGTTACAGCATTAATTCTTCTATACTTTAAGTTTGAAGCACAGTTTCGTAAGATTGGTGCTAGACTAATTCGACCTTTCCCTGAGTGGATTAGGATCGGTGGTTCTACTATCTTCTTCCTTGTTATGTTGGATGATACACTTGCATATTTGAGTATCATTGCGATTGCTTTTTGGAGTAATAAAGAACTTAAGAAGAGAGAAAAACTAGAGCAATTAGAGAAAGAAGAAAGAGAAAAAGGTTTAATGTAGGCAAAATGTATAAATAAGACTGTAAGTCTTTATGAGTAGGTTAGATGTCTCAGTTAAATGTCGGTACACTGAACGTAGGTACGACCCAGTTTACTGGCGACTCTTCGACCTTAAATACCGCCCCGCCAACATCCTTATCAGGTTTTGTTACTGGAACTCCTCAGTCGAATCATGTACTAATGTACAACGGTTCAAATTGGGTTCCACAAACTATGGGTGGTAGGTTGTTGAGTTTAAATGTATATACATCGCAGAACGGAGACCATAACTCCTATAGCACATCAAGTGGCAACGGTACATGGACTAAACCAAGCGGTTGCAATAATGTTTTGGTGTATGTTACTGGTGGGGGCGGTGGTGCTAGAATCAATGATAACTACTACAGAGGTTGTGGTGGTGGAGGCGGTGGCACCGCTATTAAATGGATTGACGTATCAGGTGTAAGCAGCGTATCATATTCTTATGGTGGTGGTGGCAGAAGAGCAAGAAACGGTGGACGAGGTAGCACAGGTGGTACTTCATCTTTTGGTTCTTATTGCACTGCTACTGGTGGAGCAGGTGGTCAATCAGATAGTCCATATGAAGGTGGACATGGTGGTACTGCTACTGGTGGGGATATCAACATCCCTGGTGGTGGTGGAGAAATGTCACACGACCACAACAGAGAAGGTGGTGGAGGATCATCATTCTGGCATAAGCCTGGATCAAACCACCATTGTTGTGGAGGAACATATAACATCACAGCAGGACAATGGGGTTCTGGTGGAGGTTGGGGATACTATTCTCAAAACGCAGAGAACTCATCTGACGGTGGTGCAGGTTGTGTAATCGTTTACGCTTATTCTTAAAAACATGGCAAATTTTTCACTAGTAGAATCAGCACATACTGGGGCAAACGGAGTTGTTCTAGATATTGTTGATGATGAATCAAAAAAGATGGAAGTACATTCCAACTATAAATGGGTTGCTGGCCCTGAGACTTGGGATAGTGCAAAGGGTTCTATTGATTATGAATATGACTCTACAGCAGCAGAAGGAAGTCAGATCACAGCAAAACCAGATTTCACACCAGACTATAGTATTCTCAGGAGAGAAGAAGGATATAATATTATGTCGGAGCAACTAGATCAACTCTGGCATGACGTTGATGATGGCAAGTTTGGAGACGCTGCAAAGACTGGCACATGGTATCTTGGAGTCAAGAGTACGAAAGACGCATATCCAAAGGGTTGACACCCGACTCAAAATCCATTATAATACGAGGGTTCACTTGGTAAAACCAATGCCCTCTTTTATTTTGACCGCTACTGACGAAGACGGAACTGTCACTACGAAAGAATTTGAAGGTACACTCATCCAAGATGTAGTGGAAAAGACCTCAGATTTCTTGCATGGTGTTGGTTATGTTTTTGAAGATTTGATTGTTGATGAAGGCGAAGTCGAAACTGAAAGTACAGACTGGACGCTGACTGATTACGTCAAAGAATATCAAGAAAGCGTAGCAACCGAAACCGAGGTGTGATCACACATCTCATATATACAATGTAGTTTACTTTAGACTGAAATCTAAGTATCAATGGGTAAGACATTTAGACGTGGTGGTAGCGAAAAAGGTTACTACTCCTATGGCAAATCTATCCGAGATAAAAGGACTCGGAACTCAAAATCAAACTTCCTCGAAGACACAAATGGCAACTACAAGTCAAAAACAAACAGAAACAAAAGATTCAACGCAAACGTCCAAGAAGACGATTGGGGATGATATTGATTTCTACGAGGAGATCGAGATTGATGACAGTTCTGAAGTAGACAACGACTTAGATTACACAACTCAGTACTAATGCTATCAGAACAAGATGAAACCTATAATCGTGGTTTGACTCTGTTTGAAGAGTCTTTGCACAAACCCGATCATGCCCTCAGAGCATGTGCGAGAAACCAAACATGTCTTGATGAACTCTTGCAAATCCGAGATCATGTATTAGAATACACGAAGTCATTACGGAGAAAGGATTGAGTTACCTCTATCACAGTGCATTGTTTGACATTGACGAGAAGACTCTACTTAAAGAGTCTCTCGTTAAATACGTTTCGTACTTGCAAAAGCGTTACTTTAAAGAGAAGAATATCTCTGAAGAGTTTTATCATCAACAAATGAAACACATTGAATCGATTGTAGGCAAACTGCATTTGAATGATCTCTATAAACTATGACTATCGAAATGTTTTGTCCTCAATGGTATTACGTTGAGACAGTTCCAGTTGAATATCAAAAACAGATCGAAAAATTATTTGAACCGCACATCAGGGACGAGAGTATCTACAAAGAATCCCCTTGGGATTGTAACTGTCTGACTACATTTCAGTCAGAGGGTAATCTTACTCTACCTTGGAATGACTGGTTAGAATGTTGTAGGTCAACACTTGATAAGTTGATAGATGAAATGCAACCTAAGATCGACATCGAAGTCGTACCTCAGGAAGCATGGGCAAATCTATATAATAAAGGTATGCATCAAGAATACCATACTCATGATCTACCATTTTGTAATTTGAGCATGTGTTATTTTTATGATGTGCCTGACGGAGACCCTCTGTTTCGTTTCGTATATAATGAACATGACCGATATAAAAAGTCTGGTCTAAGCGAAGCATTTGATATGCCGATTCAAACTAGAATCATCCCTAAGGCAACTAAAGGCGATCTTATTATATTTCCCTCGCATTATCCTCATTTCGTTGCTCCTAACGTCTCTGAGACCCCTCGTATCACATTCTCAGGTAACCTGTACGTTGTGCCAAATGACAAAGCGTCACAGATGACCCCCAAACCATAATATTCATGCTATGATTACTCCTGTAAACAAACCTCAAGGAAGTGTCGGGATTATTAAATCCATTAAAAAGGCACTCAAAGAGGCAGACAAAAACCCATTCCTTTATACTAATGAAGAAATCAGGACGCTCAAACGCAAAAAACGTGAGTGGCAAGACCTCGAACGTAGAGCAAACATTGAAGAACGCAATGGGTTCGGTCAGTACCTATAAACTGGACAATGTAGACATCGAGTATAATAGTACTTTCGATTGTGTACAAGAGAACGAAGATGACTGGATTTCCAGTTGCTTGGGTTCTGAATATGATGTAGTAAACTCACTCTATTAAATATGACGCAGACTACTTCCTATCACATCTACTACGATGACAAAGTTTTATTCAAGAACTTAGATCTAGAAGAGTTCAGTATGATATGGAGTAAGATCTATCGGTCTTATCACACAGACAGTCTTACATACGCTATCTGTAGGGATGAAGACTTATCAACACTCGAACAAAGTTACTAAT